TTGTAGTAATTCCAATTGATTCAGTTACACTAGTTCCAACTCTTAAAACTGAAGCAGTTATAATTCCTGTAGTATTAATGCTAATTGTTGTTGATACACCAAGTGCTGTAGTTGCTGTAGTTGCTGTACCTGTTAAGTTACCTACAAAACTTGAAGCAGTTATAATTCCTGTAGTGTTAATGCTTGATGTTGTACCTAAACCAACTGCTGTAGTTGCTGTTCCAATTAAGTTACCTACAAAACTAGAAGCAGTTACAATTCCAGTAGTGTTTACACTTGATGTTGCAGTTAATCCTGAGGCAGTAGTTGCTGTTCCAGTTAAGTTACCTACAAAACTTGAAGCAGTTATAATTCCTGTAGTGTTTATATTAATACTAGAATTTACATTATTTGCTGTAGTTGCTGTAGTTGCTGTACCTGTAAGATTTCCAGTAAAACTAGAAGCAGTTATAATTCCTGTAGTATTAATGCTAATTGTTGTTGATACACCAAGTGCTGTTGTTGCTGTAGTTGCTGTACCTGTAAGATTTCCAGTAAAACTAGAAGCAGTTACAATACCTGTAGTGTTTACGTTAATAGTAGAACTTACATTGGATGCTGTAGTTGCTGTACCTGTAAGATTTCCAGTAAAACTAGAAGCAGTTATAATACCTGTAGTGTTTACGTTAATAGTAGAACTTACATTGGATGCTGTAGTTGCTGTACCTGTAAGATTTCCAGTAAAACTAGAAGCAGTTATAATTCCTGTAGTGTTTATATTTGATGTTGCAGTTAATCCAGAAGCAGTAGTTGCTGTACCTGTTAAGTTACCTACAAAACTTGAAGCAATTAAATTTCCTGTAAATCTTCCAGTACCAACAACATCTAAATTATAATTTGGAGTCGTGCTTCCAATTCCCAACAAACCTGATGGGTTAAAAACAAGTTTACTGGATGGAACTACAACTGTTGAATAAGTACCAGCATTTGCTGAAGATGGAGTCAGAATTGGATAATAATAATTATTCTCGTCAATTGCAGATATTGTATTTTTTGCTACTCCAATGAGATCAGTACCAGATCCCACAAAAGATGTTGCAGTTACTGAACCAGAAACATTTATATTCCCTAAAACATCAAGTTTTTCTTTTGGTTGAGTAGAACCAATACCAATAGAATAAGAACTTGAGAGAATTATATTTGAGTTTACCTTCCCACCGACAGAAAAATCTGTGCTAACAGAAAATAAAGGAGCATTTACCTGCAGAGTATCTCCACTCTCAATTAATGAAGTTCCTGCTATTCCAGTAAAATTTAGTTGATTTAAACCGAAACCTTTATCTGCCATGAGAGTTTTTAAGTATTTATGTTTTCATTTGAAATGATAAATTAATTATAATAAACTTCCTCTTACGAATCTATATGTGGTCACTCCATTTACTCCAGACTGAGGTGTAACTTGCAATTTACAGTCAGTCCCATCCAAAGTTGCTCCAATTGCAACCAAAGCATTTTTGTTATACATAATGCCATAAGATTCAGCATTTGCAATAATGCCATCTTGCATAATTAAAACTTTTTGAACTTGAATACTGCTACTAAATCCAATATGAACAGAATACTCAACTAATTTGAAGTCTGTAGTTGTAATGGAAAAACTATCTATGGATGTAGTAATTCCAACTGAAGCAATAAAATTACCAGTTCCTGTTTTTACTCCATAAGTTTCAACTTGTAATGGTGTATTTGTGGAAGTTGTTGCACTTCCAATCGTAGTTATGCCAGAGACATTCAATGAAGAAACAGATGCAAAACCACTAATTACATTTGTTGCTGTAGTTGCTGTGCCTGTTAAGTTACCTACAAAACTTGAAGCAGTTATAATTCCACTAGTGTTTATATTAATACTAGAACTTACATTATTTGCTGTAGTTGCTGTTCCAGTTAAATTACCTACAAAACTTGAAGAAGTTATAATTCCTGTGGTATTGATGCTAATTGATGTTGATACTCCAAGTGCTGTAGATGCTATGGTTGCTGTGGTTGCTGTGCCTGTTAAGTTACCTACAAAACTTGAAGAAGTTATAATACCAGTAGTGTTAATGTTTATTTCTGTGGAAACACCAGAAGCAGTGGTTGCTGTTCCAGTTAAGTTACCTACAAAACTTGAAGCAGTTATAATACCAGTAGTGTTTATATTTGATGTTGCAGTTAATCCAGAAGCAGTAGTTGCTGTACCTGTTAAGTTACCTACAAAACTTGAAGCACTTACAGATCCAAGAAACTTACCATTTCCACTTACATCCAGTATTTCAGTTGGAGAATTACTTCCAATTCCAATATTTCCTGAAGAATATACAAATCCACTTGCTGCTCTAATTAAATTACCACTTCCGTGATACATTATTTGATTTGCTTGACCAGGCGCTTTTAGTGAAAATCTAATTGTCGCAATTCCAGTTTGATCGGAAACCCCAGAACCAACTGGATCTACTGACACAATATCACCAACTAAATTAAAAACATTAAAACTATTTGCTGCTCCTACTTGAATATTATCATCAAAAATAGTGAAAGAACCGGGAATTAAACCACCAGTCAATACCTGAGAAGATGCAATCCAATATCTTTTTCCCGGATTATTTTTATTGGCAACGAGTAAATATTGATCACCAGATATTGAAGGTGGTGCTGGATTTGCACCAACTGAAGAAGGACCAACCAATGGATCTCCGAGATCTGGCTCTGCTTGATTTAATCCTAAAAATTCATATCTATCGGATGTGATTCCTGTTCTTGTTTCTTTTTTAACTCTTCCGGAAGTGTAATTATACATTTATATTATCCTTTTGCAGTTTCTAAAACACTCAACACAATATTTAAATTATCATCAGAATTTGCCGAAACTTTAATTACATCACCAGTTTCCAACACAAGTCTTCCGTCTGGAATTAAATTTACAGAATCATTGGGGGGAACAGAAACATTATTTGCAAATTTATAATCAGTGGGAGATTCTGTGCTTCTAGAATGAACAGCAGTCACTGTATAAGTGGTTGATCCTGTTGAGACATTTGTTACTTGTGCCAAAATTACAATTGAAGCAACTCCAGATGGACAAGTATAAATTCCAACGTTGGAAGTGGTTAAATTTTTTCTTACAGTTTTAAATGTATTAAGTGCTACTACTGCCATTTTATCTTCCTAATGCAATGAGTAAAGGTGTTACTGTATTTAACAAACTTTGACTGAAGGATCTTCCACTAATGGTTCCAGTTAATTGATTGATAACTACTCCCTCACCAATTCTAAAGTTTCCTGACTGGTCAGTACTAGTATAAACAACTTCTCCTCCATTTATCCTAACGACTTCATTCTGTTGTCTTGTCACACCACCTTTAGATGGTCTTGCAGATTCAATTGCATTGCCTGCTCCTATATATTCAAATGATATTGTAGATGCAACCTGCAAACTCATTCTAGAGAAATAAGCAGTAGTTCCTGCACTGACTGTATTATTTAGATTTTCAGTTAATGTGATAGTTGAAATGCCAGCAGATGGTAAAGTTGCACCATCAACTTTATAATATATTGGTGCAAGATTTGCAGAAGCAGTTGCCGTAACCCCAGCACCAGGACCACTGATCGTTACAGTTGGTGCAGTTACATATTGATTACCAGTACTAATAACATTAATTGAAACTACTTTTCCATTTTCAATTACAGGAAATGCCTCGGCAGTAATTCCATTTGGACCAGTTGGAGAACTAATTGTAACAGTTGGTTCCGATGTATAACCAGAACCACCATCAGTGACACTTATAGATTCAACAGAATAATATAAGTTTCCAAAATAAATTGCTTGCCCTTGATATGGTCTATTGGTTCCCAAACCAGAAACTGTAATTATATTTTGACCTATAGTAGCATTTGTATTTGCAGTTCCAGTATATCTAAAAATTGATCTACTAGAGTAATCCCCTACACCATTTGAATATAATCCATAAGTTCCGAATGAATTGTTAGAATTGGTAATATCACACTGACCACCAGAAGATGTATAAATCGCAATATCATCACAAATTGTAAAGATAGAAACTAATTGAGCATAACCACCATTGGTAATTGACACTCCAATACCACCTTGATTATATTGTGTATAAGAATCAACACTCATAGAACCTTGAATGCCATTATCAATTTCATCTCCAGGTTCTGCATCAAAACCATTTACCTTTAATCCAATGCTATTTGGTATAAAATTTGTGCAGTTGCGAATATAAGGACCTTTTGAAATAATTCCGACACCAGGTGAGAACGTTGTTCCTTCAAGTTTTGTGCTGGACCAATTGTTACTTGATTGTCCATCATATGCTGATGGTAGTGTTGTATTAATTCCTGCTCCACCAAGAGCACTCAAACCATCATTAATTATTGTAGTCACAATTCCAACACAAGAATATAATGCAGAAATTACATTTGAACAAGAATTTAAATTAGTATTAGATCCAGTTGCAGAATCTGCTTGAATGGAAACATCCTTTACTTGTGTATAATAAGACTGATAATTTCCACCACTTGTTTTTGCAAAAGAAACATTATTAATACAAGACCTTGCAATTCCTACTGCATAATTAAAGGCATCTATTGTTTCGGTTTTAAATCCAACAATATTCTGAAGTGCTCCTCCTGCAGTGTAATATGATTTTCCTGCAACCACACACTTAGAATTTCCACCCCTTGTAATGTCATGGCATACTGCCTTTAATGCAGATACAACACCTTTTCTAATTGTACTTATTCCAGAATTAAATATAGGATTTTTATAATCTGTGCTGGTTAAATATCCTACAGTTTCTTCAGAAATAAAATCAAGATTCATACGAATCATTCTTGCAGCATCAAAAAATCTATGAGTAGAAACTCCAGCAAGTGGTTGAAATGATACTACCGATGCACCATTTGTTGATGGAGCACCAACAAAACTTAAATCTGTTAAATGACATCCATTATTAACGTGGAATAAATCAAGTCCAGTGTTTTGTGGTGAAACTAAACAGTTACGCAACTCTGTTCCTTCCACTGAAACATCTTTTGATAAAACTATTGGATTATTTTCAACATAAGTTCCTGGAAAAACTTTAATTGTATCTCCAGGTAAAGCAAGTGCTGCTGCTGCTTTTATAGTTTTCTTTGCATCATTATTCAACAATCCAGTGTTTGAATCATTTCCTTCAAAGGAAACAAAGATTGTTTTTCCTATAGTAGTGCGAATTCCTACATTAACTATTCCCTTTCCTGCTGTTTGTGTAGATGTTAAAGTAAGACCGGTCCCAATATTAATTTGAGTTACAATACCTACTATGGATTCCCCATTTCCAAGATAATTATTAGTGAAAATTGTTGTTGCAGTTAAAAGACCAACAGTAGCAGTTCCAGAAACACGAACATCAGTTGCGGTTAAAAATCCTATAGTAGCAATACCAACAGAGGCAAATCCTACAGTTGCAATACCAATTGATGCAAGTCCGACATTTGCATAACTAATTGTTGCAATTCCAATAGAAGCAGCAGCAGCAACTATTCCTCCACTAAAATTACCAGAAAATGTACCTGCAGTTAATATTCCCGATACTCGTACATTTGTAAAAGTTCCAAATCCTATTGTTGCAATTCCAATTGATGCTGCAGTTCCAACCAATAAACCCGATGTAATCCTAGTATTATTAATAAAATCAAGGGTTGCATCATACGAAGATAATGTATTAAGACCAGTGAGTGTATTTGCAGTAACAATTCCCAAAGTTGCATTGGGTGAATTTAAATTAGTTGCAGTTAAAAATCCAACAGTAGCAGTTCCAGAAACACGAGCATTAGTTGCTGTTAAGAACCCAATTGTAGCAGCACCTGATATTCTGACATTTGTAAATGTTCCAAATCCAATCGTTGCAACTCCTACAGAAGCAAACCCAATTGATGCTAAATTGGTTACATTTAAGTTAGTTGTTGTTGTTAAACCAGAAACACCTAAAGTTCCAATTGTACCAATGTCACTAATATTTAAATCAACACCAGAAACTGTTCCACCAGAAAGATTGACTGCTGTAGTAGCAGTAGCAGCATTTCCTCCAATACTAATATTCTGAAAACTTCCAGGAGTAATAATGTTTGCAGTGTTTGCTGTTCCTACATTAATGTCGTAAAATCCCTCTAACCTTTCGGAAGGAACTATACCACCTGTAATATTTGATGCATCAGTCAAAGCATCAGAAGAAGAAGCAGAATCAACAGAAATTGGATAATGACCAGATAATCTTGCACTGCTGATTGTTCCTGCAGCAATATTTGCAGCATTCGTAAGTATATTTGCACTATTTACATCAATTCCATAATAACCAGATAATCTAGAACTACTAATAAATCCACCAGTTATATTCGCAGCATTATTTAATCTATCAGCAGTTGCTGCGTTTCCTTGTAGAGTTCCAACAAACTTATCTGCGGTTATAGTTGTAGCACCAACTATTCCACTATTCTGTAAATTGAGATTATCTCCAGGTGCTAATTCCTCAATCTGTTGAGTTGTTGGATTTGCTATAAGTGGAAATCTGTCCGTCATTACTTATTGCTGGTACTTTTTTTCTTATAATATATAGGTTTCATTCTATGGAGCATTTTTAAACAGTTCCAATATTAACAGTAGAAGAAGATATTTTTCTAATTTATATCTATAGAACCAATTTGGGGTCCTGTCAACCAATTCAATTCTTAAGAAAACAGTTCAACCCAAGAATGTATGGTTTTACCCCAGTCATAATGCTCTCTTGCATAATGTTGTATCTCTTCACATTTTTCTTTATATTCCTTTGGATTATCTTTATAGTATAGTAAATTTTTTCTAGTTTCGTTTAGAAATCCTAATTCATCTAAAGGAACTAAAATTCCTCCACCATGTTTTCCATTTTCTTCAAAATATCCAACAGGAGTTCCTATAACAAGTTTGCCAGTCCTCATTTGTAATGACTGAAACGTGCTCATTGCAAATTGCATCAGAATCTTCATGACCATAATGAATAATATAGTGCCCACGAGCACTCATCATCTTACAAAATTTAACTACTTTTTGAGTATATGCACAGGCATTAAAATCTTTACTAGAAACCGTGTGCGGTAAACCAAGAACATGAAATCTCATAATAAAAAGTATCTTCAGTATATATTATATCACGGTTTTGGATATTTTTGCTTTATTTTATCAATCTCTGCTTTCCAAGCATCATAACCACCATGATATAAGAGATCAAATTGATCAGCAAAAGATGGATATTCTATTGCTCTAAGTCTTTGATATTCATTGTGATCATATTCTGCTTGAAGTCGTTGCATCTCTGCTTCAATTTCTTCAAAAGTTGGTTTTGGAATATCTTCAGAAAACCACTTTAATTGTTCATAATCACAATCAATACAAAACCATTGTGATTTTGGTGCTAAAGATGAAATTGCCTTATAAAAAAAGTTTGATTCTATTGTCATGCTACTATCTCCATTGCCGTAATTGATGCTGCTCTAGTTTCACCACCAGTTCCAGTTAGAGCACTTACAGTTCCTCCCAATTTACTTCTAAAATAAAGTTTATATTCTACAGAAGATGTTGTACTTGGAGAATCTATCCAAGTGAGCGATGCACCTGAATAAACTGGTGGTGAATTCGTACCTACAAATATCATACCATAAGTTGCATCTCCAAGATTAGTACCACTTCTAAAAATAGAAAAATATCCACCATCTCCACTTGATGCTTGAGTTTCTTGATTTGCTGAGAAATGTGAAATTATAAGTATTTTACTAGAAGTAGAG